AGTCCTTCTTTCATTTCCACAACCTATCGGCAATGAAAGTAATCACGCCACCAGCAAATGAGGCTATGGTCATGCCCATCCAAAAGCCTCCCTTTGACTTATTGGCAAGTTCTAGTAAGGCTTTTACATCTGCACTAAGAATGTGCATTTCTTTCTGTAAAGCCTCGACTTGAGCCTCTAGTTTGCCAAAGTCTCTTGCGCCAAATTCATCAGACATTTAAAACTACCTTTCTGGGTCTTCCCATACGCTTAATTGTGGGGATGACAGGCGCACGAAAGGCGGTATCTGTTCTGATTTCTGATTCTACAGATTCTATGGTTACTTCTACTTCATCTACCCTCACATAACCTTGATGACCTTTCATCGAATCAATGTCAACTTGATTATGAAAAGTCACAAGATTGCCTGATTGCAGACACTTAAAAGTAGCCATAAAACCCCCAAAATAAGAAAGGGGGGACTAGCCCCCCAATCACTTAAACCATGCGAACTACTACGAGACGCATAGTAGAAGATGCCAAGTCCACAGTTGAACCTGACTCGTTTTGGATACGGAATTTGACAGTATCAGCGGCACTGACATAGCCAGTGACAGTGATGCCAACCAAATCCACGCCCAAAGATGCTCCAATTACCATGTCGCCCAAGGCAACACCGGGAACTGTCACATCATCGGTTTCACCTACGCCATCTGCCAAAGAACCGGGATTCAATGTGCATTTGACAGCCCAAGTGTCTGAAAACAAGCCACGGAATTGGTCATTTCCTCTGCGTGTTACTACTGCTGAAGCGGTTGCCATTTTGATTACTCCTAATTTAGTTTAAAAAAGACCCCCTACCACTAGGGCAGGGGGGACAACTGCAATTAGGCTGGAACTGCCAAAGCAAACATAGCAGAAGACTTAGCCGCACCAACAGAAGCGGCACTACGCAAGGCGGCTACGCCATACAGAGTGTCACTTGTGAACAGTGTTGCCAAGTATTCTTGCTTGTATTGAACTTGTGAACGAACGCCCACTTGCTCAACCAAGACCATAGCATCACGATGACCCATCAAGCACACACGAGCCGCACCAGAACCAGAAGTGGTATCTGCGTTGCTAGAAGTGAAGACAGGGATGCCATACAGATTACCAATTTCACCAGTGCGGATAGCATCACCAGTACCGACAAATGCTTGTTCGGTGTAGCGAGCCAGACCCATCAAAGTGTTACGGCTAGAAGGAGGAATCAGGAAGAAACGCTGATCCATTGGGGTGTCGTTATCGTCCAAACGCTGAATAGTTCTGCGAATAGCGGCATCGGTCAATGCTGACTCATTGTTGCTTGCGGCAACATAAGCAGTTGTACCATCACCACCAATATAGGCGGCAGCGTATGCGGCAGAACCAGCAGTACCACCATTAGCGGAACGACCCAACTGAATCAAGTCGGTATCAACTTGACGAGCCAAGGCGTAACCAGCATCAGAGGTATAGAACTGACGCATAGAGTTCAGAGCTTGTGCTTCCACGATGTCTTCGATCAAGCGGCTATATTCATAGTGCTTGTTGATAGACACTTGGACTTCAGACTCGGTAGCGGCAATCAAAGTGACTGCTGTCTCAGCGGCTTTGGCAGAAGCAGAACCACGAGTAGGTGCAGGAATGTGAACAGTGTCACCTTTCTTGCCCTTGAAGTTCATCTTCATAACCAAGTTTGCCATCACGAGGTTTTTCTTGTAGGCGGCTACGATTTCATCTGACCAAATCTCAGGAATAAAATTAGCCGCTGTGGTTGTGGTTACTGAACCACTAGGGGAAAATGCTGTTGCCATTTTGTGTTCTCCAAAAAATCAAAAGTTAAGGTTACTTGACCCTACCTTCACTGTATGCCGCCATGATTTCATCACTCAAGGCATCGTATCTTGCAGGGTCTTGCATCTTCAGCCGAATAAGGTCAGCCCTTCTATAGACTCGTTTTCCAGATTCCCCAGTACCACCAACATCAACCGATGCGGCTTTAAGGTTTGACTTGCGTTGGGTTTCCCCTGCTTCGCTCGTCTGTTTTGCCTTAACACCACGCAATTGCTTATAGGTGGATAGCAATTCGTTAGCACTGTCATAGTCATATTCACCATCAGCCTTTGCATACAAGCTAATGCGAACAGGTGAAGATTTCACCCAATTCGCAAAGTCTTGGTCTTGAACAATCTGAGCAAAATCAGGGTGTTCTTGCGCCAGCTTTTGCTGAATCTGCATCTTTTTGAACTCTTGGCTTGCTTGACGAGCCGCAAGTACATCAGGATGGTTGTCAACAGTCTTACGAACAGCCGCCTGTGGATTCTCAAAAAAATCTACTTCGGGTTCTTCCTCTTTAATAGGTTGTTGCTTCCCTTGGAGGTTTTGCTTAATGAGTTCGTCTGCGAGCTTTCTAACCTCACCAACCTCTTGAGCTTGCTTTCCAATCAGCTTTTCAGCCTCTTGGTGCATTTTGATAATGTCAGATAGCTGTTTTCCCTTGTATTTCTCAGGGACATCATCTGACGCTTGCTCAACAGTCGATTCAAGTTTTAACTTCTCGACAACATCTAACTCACTCTGCGACTCGTCTGGGTTATCAATCAACATATTTTTTCCTTTTCCTGCCACTTTTGGGTTCTAGGATACACAACGGCATAATGCTTATGTTGTGGTTTTGCGCTCTTGCGCCAACTTTTCTCGGTGTTTCTTGTCAAATTTCATCCATGACGATGGAAAATGACCAGACCATCCTTCCAAGTTCACGCTTGGTGCGCTGATTGTGCGATTGGCTGAACCACCGCACTCACACTGAGTTGTTTGCGTCTCATAATCGCAAAACCTCTCAATTCTGTGTCCACTTTCGCAGACAAATTCATACATTCTTTTCATTCAATTCCTCATAAGCTCGTTCGCTGACCTCTTTTAAGGTTTTCAGCCAAATCAGGATGGAAAGTTCACCTTTTCTGAATTGCAAGGTCTTTTCATCAGGAATTACGCTTATATTATTGAGTGACTCTATCATATTGTCAATATCAATGATTAAATCCTTCCACCCCTCAGAACCCATCATTGAGAATCGTTCTTCGTAATACTTTAGTAGTTCTGGGGTCATGGTGTTTGTTCTGGTGGATTGGTTGGTTGTGCCGCTTGCGCTTGAGCCAAAGCCTGTGCCTCTGCCAATGCTTGTGCTTCAGCTTGTACCGCTACAGCCGCATCATGTGCCGCTTGTTCTTCAGGTGTGTACTCAACCTGAGTGACTTCACCTGTTTGGACATTAACAACAATTCTGTGTGTCATGGTTTATCCTTCATATAAGATATTTACACTGCCTGCATCAAAGGTATCCGTTCCGTTGACTGTGGTGATTCGGACGAGGTCAAGTGTGCCGGAAAGTGTTTTGGTTCCTGATATGTTAGCTAAACTATCATTTCTTGAGAAAGCGGAACCTTGGCAACTCCAGCTATTGCTGCCTAGTAGCGAAAATATAAACGAACCCTGTGTAACTGTTGCAGCCGAAATGTTGCTAACGGCAAAACCAGTAGTATACAAAGATACGCCAGTGCCGCCAGTAGCCACTGTTCCGGTAGCTCCTGCATAGCCTGTTGTTTCGACCCCGCCGGAATCGCCTAATTGAATCTGAATTGGGCTCGTTCCATTCGTACTCACACCACTAAACATCACAGTAATCCGCTTCACCCAACTGGGGATGCCAGTAAAGTCAATGCTTGTACCTGATGTAGAGGCAACCGCAGTACCAGAGGTAATCCCCAGCACCGCACCATTGTTGATTGTTACGCTTGCTGAACCATCGATGACTGTTGCCATTGTTTAGCCTTCCCAAAGCAGATTTACAGAACCAGCATCGAATGTGTCAGTGCCGTTTACTGTGGTTAAACGAATACGGTCTAAAGTCGCAGATGTTTGTTTTGACCCTGCAAAAAACTTTGGTTGACCTGACGCATTGATTGCCACAACTCCGCTAATTACCCAAGAATTTGAAGTGTCAACAAGAGCAATTGTTGCTATACCAGAATAAGCACTTGCAGAAGCAGGAGAATAAACTATTTCAAACCCTGCTGTTGAAGCACCTTCACCACCTCTATCACCAGAACCACCTAAATACCCTGTGTTTTCAATACCGCCAGAATCACCAAGTTGAATCAACCAAGGCGATGTGCCGTTTGTTGAAACATTGTTATACATCACCGTCACCCGCTTCACCCACGCTGGCAAACCAGTGAAATCAATAGATGTCCCACTGGTAGACGCAACAGCAGTGCCTTGCGTAATCCTCTGCAACTGCGCCCTAGACGCATTGCTGTCAGTCCCAAAGAACTGTCCGTTGTATTCAATGTTGCCTGTGGCTGGTGTACCAATCAGCGTGTCAGAAGTTAAAACAAGTATTGACATGGTTAAGCCTTCAAGTTTCTGAGTTGGTCAGTTGTTGTGCATGAATCTGCCAACTTGGTGATGTCACGCAGTCTTTGCTTTTCAGCCACGATTGCTGTGGTGTCTGCGCCTGTCTCCAATGCTCTTTGAAACGCAACATCTTGTGCCGCCAACAAAGGCTCTCGCTCCATTCGCAGACGGTCTTTGGTGATCTCTTTGGCTTTGGTTAAATCAATGGTAATCATGCGTTCACCTCTGCGCCAGTAAAGTCAGCAGTCCATGCGTTGCGGAATGTGCGGTCTGTCGGAATGTCTGCTGCGTCGACGATCAGATACGGCTTGCCGGATGGGATGTCTTTCATCGCTGCATCAACCGACTCAGCAGGAATGATGATGGACACACCGCCATCGTCGTTAGGAAATAGGATTCTTTTCATGATTGTCCTTTAGCGGAAGATGGCGACATACATTTCATTAAGGTCTATAGACGTAATTCCAGCAGCATTCTGCGAAAATACAATAACTGACCCAGTTGCCCTTGTGTACGGCTGCGTTTTAACTGCGCTAGCGCCGGCTGTGTCACTGCCTTGCAAAGCCACACAATAATTTACATCCGGCATAGCAGTCGTAAAGTTTACTGTGTAAGTACCTACACCGCCATCCGTAATGCTCGTTACATTAAACGACGCACGAATAGCAACTGTGCCTGTACCATTAAAGTTCACCCACGCACGACATACACCAACAGTCGCATCATTCAGCACAGTGCCTGTGGTAGCTGGCAAAGTTAGCGTGGTAGTCCCAGCAACAGCAGGGGCGGCAAGTGTGACTTGTCCGCTGGTGTCTCCTGTTAAAACAAGTGATGCCATATCAATCCTTTAAAGAACAACCCAGCGACTACCGCTAGAAACTGTGACTGATTGACCTGATGCAATCGTTATTGCACCAACAGACATTGCAGAATTACCTGATGCAATCGTGTAGCTTGTAGATACAGTTTTACTGTTTACAACAATTCCATTTCCTGCATTTAAAACTGATGATTGCAACTCACCAGTGCTAGGCTTGTAAAGCAACTTGGCATTGCTTGTGTAAATTGTTGTAGGAGTTCCACTTGTAGCATTTGCAAACAGTGGATAGACATTGGTTGAGGTACTTGTGTCGTTGCTGATACTTGCACCAGCAGTTCCATTCGATGCAGAAGTAATCCGACCATAAGCATCTACAGTAATGTTTGCCGCTGTGTAGCTTGCCGCTGTTACTCCAGTAGTATCAAGAGCAACAGTGCCACTTGTTGTAATCGTGCCACCAGTTAACCCTGTTCCAGCAGTGATTGATGTCACTGTTCCAGAATACTGGTCATTGGAAGTGATGGTGAAGTTAGGGTAAGTACCAGTAATGCTTGTTGTGCCAGCACCAGTTAAGGCAACTGTTTGGTCAGGAGCAGAGTTGGTAATTGTGAAGTTGGGATAAGTTCCGCTTGTGCTGATTCCTGTACCAGCAGTTAACACAACAGTCTGATCTGGGGCAGAGTTGGTGATAGTCACATTGCCAGTAGCACCTGAAACAGAGATGCCTGTACCAGCAACTGCTGATGTCACGCCTGAGTTGGCAATCGTGATTGAACCAGCACCTTCAGTAATGCTGATTCCAGTGCCATCAGTCAGTGTGTTCTTTTCCCAAAGGTCTGTTGTTTCGTTATAGATCAAAACTTGACCATTGGTAGGATTTTGAGCAGACACATTGTGCAACTCATCCATTTCAAAGCCGTTTTGTATACGAACATACAAACGACCATTGCCACTGTTGGCTTTTTCAACCACTCCAATGTAAACAAGGTGGTTAGGTGCGTAAGGCTTGGTTGCAGTCAATGTTCCTGCTGTTGCACCAAGATACAAAGTATCTCCTGCCGTATACGCTCCAAGATTCAATCCATCTTGAACACCTTGGCAAAGAACCAAACCAGTTTGTCCAGCGGCAATGTCTTCAGCACAAAGACCAAGCGTCTTAGCTGATGTTGCATCACCAGTGTTGTATGCCAACTTAACTGATACACGATCACCCTGTGCCGAATACATATAGACAGGTTGACCTTTGTTGATCGTTATAGCTTCATCATTGGTGACATAAGCATACAAAGTCTGACCAATATCAGCGGCAATGTTAGTTGTCAAACCAACAGTCAAAGTCTTTTGAGTGTCATCCCAATACAACTTACCAACAGAATTTGTATTTGTTGCGGTGGTATCAAACTGCACAAAATCAGGTGATGAAATGCCACCTGTGATGCCTGTCATTGAGGTGATGTTGTCGTTTGCGCCAGCAATAGCCCAACTTTGGTCAATCTTTTGCCAAACAGTACCATTGAAAACTAACCAATCCCCTGCTTGCCAATCTGTAATGCCATCTAGGTTAGTAGAACCAGCAACAGAAACAATGTAATAGTAGCCACTTGAACCAGTGCCACTCGCAAGAGTTGGTGTGTTGGTAGATGCGTTCCAAGTGCCTTGATAAGTCAGTCCACTGCCACTCACAGTAGCCCAAGACAAGTCAGTGCCATTGGTAGTTAGGTATTTACCAGCGTTTCCTGTCTGGCTAGGAATCAGGTTATTGATTTGGGTTTGTAGGGAGGCTAGAGTATCAAGAACAGACTGAGAAGTACCGCCACCATTAGTAATGACTTTGATGCGTTCTGCAAGATCAGGAGCAACAACTTCACCAACATTGAGTTCAACACCAGAAGACAATGCAATGATAAGACTACCATCAAAATCAATCCGAGCAGAGGTAACAGAAACACCATCAACACCATCCACTCCATCACGCCCATCTCTACCAGCGTCACCCTTATCACCCTTTGCGCCATCTCGACCTGCTTTTCCATCTTTGCCATCCCTTCCATCCTTGCCGTCTTTACCATCACGACCATCTTTGATAGAAGCAACACGCTTTTCAATGGCATTGCCAACATCGTCATAGCGAGAACGAATGTCTGCCTCAATTTTCTTGAGTGCTTGGACAACTAAGTCAACATTCTCGCCAATCTTGCGTTTTTGCAACTCTTTGGCTTCGGCAACAGTAGATTTAATGCCTTCAAGAACAGCCATTTGCTGTTCAGGAGTCATGTTCTTAAGGATTAGCTCCTTGGCGAGTTTTTCGACATCCATTATTCAGTACCAGTTTGAGCAGAACTTAACTGCTTGGTCAATTGGTTGAGGAAATCTTCTTCCATGCCTGAAATCTTGTTGTTTTTCTCTGCCATTTGCAGTTCAACAATCTTAGACTTGTTCTTGATGTCAGCTTCTTTCAACATCAATTCGGCAATCTTAACTCTCTTGTCGAACTCTTTGGAAGCTAAATCATCCTGATTTGGCAAGTTTTTGGTCAAGGCACTGGCTGTTTTTGCTTGTACTTCTTGAGGCATCAACTGCGCTTCAACCAACAATTTCTGTGCTTCAGCACGATTTTGCTCTGCCGCTGTAGTGTTTACAGCAATCTGAGCCTGTGCCGCTTGAATAGCCAACTGCTGTTGAGCCTGTTGCATCTGCTGTTGCTCAGGATTGGGTTGCATCATCTCATCCAACTTGGCAATCAACTCCATTCGGTTGCTCAAACTGGAGTTTGCAACGATACCTTTAAGGATAATCGGCAAAACAGGGGTTTCAGCACCCAAAGTCTGCAACAAACCAATGAATTGCTGTTGCTCGTACTCACGAGCAATGATGCCAAGGGTGGCAGTGGGGATGAAGTTCATGTCTACAGAGGGATAACGCTCTGGGTCAAACTGCATGAACCTGAAAGCCGCCTTTTTGATGAATGGAATCAAGAAATCTTCTTGGAAATTCACCAAAGTACGCTTGTATTTCTTAATGATGGAGGCAACAGCCATCGACATACCGCCGCCAGCACCATCACGAGCCGCTTGGCTGACCATTCCTTGAGAATCCAGCGTACCAGTGGCTTGCAAGAGCATTCTTTCAAATGCTTGGGCAGTGGCAAGGTTGTTTGGGTCACTCTGACCAAACTTGAATGGGTACAAAATTTCGCTAGGCGAGCCATTTGTGAGGATTGCCTTGCCCGGCTTTATCTCAAACTTCATTCCACGAGGCAAACGAGTGGCATCCATCGCAATCATGGGGCTTGTGGTCAGTGCCAATGAGTCCAAGTGACTGCGAGTCTGTGCATCAATGGCTTTTTGCATATTGAATGCCTTTTCCACTGTGCCACGACCCAACAATCTGTTCGGAATCGTATCGTCTTGGTAGGACAGAACAGGTCTGTCTTTCATCATGTAAGGGTTTTCCTCAGCTTTGAGGAGCAATCCATCGTTGGCAATCACCACAATGGCTTCAACCATGTCTGTGTAGTCTTCAGCGGCTGAGTTTTCAGGGAATAACTCAACGATGTCCTTGTTTTCCTTCATGTTATTGAGGTACTCACGGGGGACAAGACCATAGTAGGTCAGCAAAAGTACCTTTTCATCCTGATACTGACTCACCTCTTGGGTAGGCTCAAGGTCAGTGTCTTCGTAGGTGGGCGTGATGTCTACCTTTCGGTAGATGCCTTTCTCGATGCCAGCCACAATCTTGTGGATTGAGACATACTTCTCGATAGCCACGCCCATGCAGTCGTCAATGGATGTGCCATTAGGGTCAAAGAGGAAGTTCTTTGGGTTGACAGGCATGATCTTGACAGCGATTCTGTCTCGTTCAATCACACCAATTGCGGCTTGCCCCTGCATATTCGGGATGGCTTGTGTGGCAGGGATGTATTCTTTTTCGGTTTTGACAACAATCTCGCCAATGCCTGTGCCGTAGATTTCTGCCATCAACTCAATCTGGTCAATACTCTTGCGAATCTTGTCCTTCTTGAAGTCTTCCATGAGTTGAGCCTTAATCATCTCAACATCAATGGGGTTGCCGTTCACATCTTGGATATTGTCTTCAATGTCAAAGAACTCGCCTTGACCAAAGATGGCTTCCATGATCTCAGCGTGACGAGTCTCGACTGCTTGCTGAGTAGCAGGGGTGACAATACGGCTACGCTCAGACTCACGGGTTTTGTCTTCAGAAGCCCATTGACCTCGGAAGATGCGCTCATACTCTAGCCAATCTGGGAGGAAGTTGACATCTCGGTAGTCACGCCAGCGTTGGCAATGGTCAACAACAAAATCTGTCAGTTCTTTATCAGCCTCAGTAGGCTCATAAAACTCGTTTTGCTCTAACTTGACTTGTTTTTCTGTTGCCATAGTGTTACCTTATAGATGAACCGATTGTATTTCCAAAAGGGTCGGTGTACATTGGGGTTGTTGATTGCTGATTTAATTGTCTTGCATATAAATCACGCAGAATTGCTTGCTCTTGCGCCAGTGTTGCATCATAGTGACTACCACCGGGGCTTGTCATAAAGTATTCTGGTCTAGAAAATGATTTCTGTAGATTTTCCATATTTCCAACCGCAAATGCAGGGGCTTCATTAAAAGAAAATCTATAGTTTTGATATGCTTGATCTGGGTACTGTAATGAGTTCATTTTTGAGTCACGAGGGTCTAATTTATACCAAGCGTCAAATAGTTGTTTATCAATCCCAATAGGGGGAACTCCAGTTTGTCGAGCAGTTTCTCCTATGTTTCTCACCTTATCTCGTATCACATACCTTAACGCATGAGTTAATTCATGCGGTAGTGTCACTCCTAATTTTTTACTGTTTGCATCTAATATTATGGAATTTGATTCTTTATCGTATTCTCCAGAACGCCCAACTTCAGACAACTTAGCAAAACTTATTTTTGGGAGTTGTCCAGTTGAATTCAAAAGAACAGCAGCTTCATATGCGGCAGAATCAGGCGAAAGAATTTTTTTCCATTCAGTAGGAAGCTCTTTAACCTTGTTTAACAATGATTGAAATAAACCATCTGCCATCTATACCCCACTGATTATGTCTAATGGTTGCCAATCATCTTCTTGGTCATCCTCAAAGTATGAAGTAACAGCCAGTTGGTCAATGTAAGATAAGGCATCGGGTAAGTCATCATGCACACCTTGGGCAGGGAACATCAAGAGTTGATCTTTGAATTCATCCCAATCTTCCTCGGAGTTCAGCACGATTCGCCCATGCTCAAATCTTCCTTGAAGTGACCAAATAATACGATCGGCTTTTTTGCGATTGCCGTGGGTCAAGTCAACTATGTGTGAATATACATTATTTTTCCGCATTAAGTCACTCAAATACGGCAAAACTGCGTTTTTTAACGCCCCCCTCTCGATTCCGACACTCATTGGGCGGTATTCACGCATTTTCAGCAGGATGGTGGCGGCTGTCTCCCTGATGTCCCACCGCCCATAGGCAATCTCTTTGACAAACCATTTCCCATCATCTGTCACCTTGACCACTGCAATGGCGGTCTGGTCTAACCGTTTCTTGGAGTTAGCCGCTTGTTTGGCAACTTCCTCGAAACCAGCCAAGTCACAGGCAATGTAGTAGCTCCCATACTCAGGCTCTACCCCATATTTCAGCCATTCTTCCTTGAAGACATCTGAGCCAGCATTGTCGAAAGAAGCCATATACTCTTGCTTAAAGGCAAAGGTGCTAAGGGTCTTCTTTGCGCTCTCGATTTCTGAGGGGTCTATCAGGGGGTTGTCTTTGGTAGTGAAGTGCCAACTTTTCCAGTCTTTGTCTTCTCCAGACGAACCAAGTTTGAAGATGTCATAGAAGAAGTTGCGACCTTTGGGAGTGCCGATGAACATAGCTCTGCCTTTTTTATCAGACAGAGAAGCACGAATAACCTGTTCCCATGCTTCGGGTTTGATGTCGGCGACCTCGTCAAGCACAGCGTAGGTGAGTGACACTCCTCGCAAAGTATCTGGTCTATCCGCACCTCTAACATAGATTTTTGCTCCGTTTATCAGGGTGATGTCCATGTTATTGATGTGACTAGACTGAATAACATCTCTGCCCAACTCCATCAAAACATCCCAAATAATCTGCCTAGCCTGACCATTGGTAGGCGCAACATACAGGACAGCCGAGCCAGCAGTGCATTGCAGTCCTTCAATCAGGAGGGTAACGGCTGAGAGTCTAGACTTACCGCATCTTCGACCAGCGGCAATGACTTTAAAACGGGTTTTGTCACTAAAAACAATTTGTTGCCAAGGTAGGAGACTGAAGTTCAGATCAGACATCTTTGCTTTCTATATCTTCGGCATCAATGCTAGGGTTTTCCCCAATAGTGACACCACCTATGCCAGAGATGGTGATGTTGACAGCGGAACGCTGTTTTCCTTCTTTTTCGAACAGGGAGACTGGGAGCATTCTGTCCATACAGAGTTTGAGTGCCGCCATTTGAGCAGGGTGTTCGTCATTCATGGCGATCTCGACTGCTTTGTAGACAACATTAGAACCTGCACTGTTTATCAGGAGGTCTTTGAGTTCTTTGATTTTCTGTTGTTCAGTCTTTGGTAAGACGAGTGCCGCAGGGTTGTCTGCGTACTTTGATAAGGTCATCTTTCCTGTACCTTTGGGACGACCCTTCTTCTTCAAGTTATCAGGAAGTGCATCTACTACATTCATCTTTTGTCCAACATTATGGGAAGTTAGTGTTTACTTTACACGAGAATCAGATTCTTGTATAGTGCATTCAACGGGGGCATCACCCACCCCTCTATGCGGTTGAGCCGACCAAGTAGGATAAGCGTAGTGAACCATGTAGTTCTTCAGTAAAGCACAAGACTTGAACGGGGCTAGTAGCGTGGAGAGT